ACCACAAAGAATTCTTTACTCCTTTGAAATTATGAAAAGAATACTTGATGCCTGTTGTGGTAGCAGAATGTTTTGGTTTGATAAGCAAAACGAACAAGTTTTGTTTATGGACAACAGAGAACATTACGAAAAATTAGACAGTGGGCATGTTATCGATGTTAATCCTAACCTTGTTGCAGATTTTAGAAAGATGCCTTTTGAAGATAACTCGTTTTATCATGTAGTATTTGACCCTCCGCATTTATTGAGAGCCGGTAGTAACAGCTGGTTGGCCAAAAAATATGGGAAGTTGAATGAGCAAACTTGGAAAGAAGATATACAAAAAGGTTTTTCTGAGTGTATGAGGGTTTTGAAGCCGAATGGGACTCTAGTTTTTAAATGGAATGAGGACCAAATCAAGCTAACTGAAATATTAAGCATAATTGATTATAAGCCATTATATGGCAATAAAAGAGCAAAAACACATTGGTTAGTATTTATGAAAGCGGGTGAATAAGATGAATGAGCAAATAAATTTGCTTGAGTTAGATAATGATAAACTTTGGCAATTTTATGGGCATTATTGTAATGACGATTGGTCCGCTAAGACAGAGACCGTGAATGGTGTTACTGATATAGTGCTAGGTTTTAGCGTTAAACTAACGAAAAATGAACTGAAAAAAATATGCAGAGATGCCATCGAAATAAGCAGAATTAAGTATGGATATTCCGTTAGGTTTTTAACAAATAATGTAAAGAAAGAGCTGTTCGTTCGTTTTGACAACTACACCACTAGTAAAAAAAGAGATGTCTTTGAACATATAAATTTATATTTTTAAACGGAAAGCGAGTGAAGAAGATGATAAGAAAGTCAGATAAAATTCGTGCATGGGAATTACAAATGATGTCTCAAAAAATCAGAGTTTTGAGTGGTTTAAGTACAGGTCCAACTGTCACTGTTATGGAAATAGGCAAGTCGTGGCTTGACCATGAGCCGTTGTATAACAAACTTTCTGCTGCTATTTATCACAATAACAATTTAATTCATTTGTCAAAAGATGACGAAGGCTATTCTTACAACGCAGAACAATATGAAAAAGCTGTCAACGATTTTTGGAAAATAAACGCAGAGAATTTTAATGAACCATGTGAAAAGCGGCCTGTCTACTAATAAAAATCAGATAAAGAAAAGAGAGTGGAGAAGATGATTCCAAAGTTTAGAGCGTGGGATAAGCGTAGTAAAGAGATGTGGAAGGTATCAACTTTACACATTGAAGATGAATATGTAGATCTATTCAAAAAAAATATATATGAAAATCCGCTTAATGATCCGTGGGCTAAATTTGGAGATGCGATCCTCATGCAAGCAACAGGCTTTAAAGATGATAACGGAGTTGAAATTTTTGAAGGAGACGTGGTCAACATTCATTGGTTTTATACGGATTATGATCCTGAAACTCTAGGAGCTATTGAAAACGAAGCGACAGCAGAAAAAGTAGTGATAACAAAAGAATTTGGAAATCTTGGATTCTGGTGGAATAGCGGTGATGATTGGGTTGATTTGGCAACGTTGGCACTTACTGTCCAATTGCATGAAGAATCATTCGAGCTTTTAGGCAATATCCACGAAAATCCAGAATTATTGGAGGGAACAGAATGAGTAAACAAGAACTAGTAGATAAAAACGAAGTATTGAGTATTTGGCATAATTATTGGGAATCAGATAAATTGGCTTATGAAGCAGAGGACGAGTTAAGAGAGCTAAAAACGATAATATGTATTACAGAACTCAACGAAAATCAGCAGATTGTGCTGGATTGGTTGAAAGAAAATGTTGGACAAGATAACGCAAGTCCAATGTGCGCTGTCTTTCTCCTTGGAGAATGGCAGACAAGGATAGGTTCAAAAGAGCTTAGGAGCGTAGATATATCTTATTGTAGATTGAATCCAAAGCAACAAGCAGAAGTCTTACAAGCTTTTAGCCAGTGGGCTATTGAACAGGAGGAAGCAGAATGAAACAATTTAACATTGAATTAGTAAGACGTGACAAAGTCAAAGTGGAGCTTGATCCAGAATTTTTTAACGAAGAATGGTTTGCAGAATTTCGCCACTTTTTTTATGACTATGAAACTTTAGAGGAAATAGCAGAATATATCACGTTTAACGTTGTGCATAATAACGAAACTTTCATCGATGGAATTGGAATACCTCTGAGAAATGGAAAACGGCCATATTGGCTAAAGAAAGATGAAGAAGTAAACGAGCACGTAAACGTTATTTATAACAGTTATGATACTGAGATTGAGTATGAGTAGGAGGAAGCAGAATGAAATACAAAATTGCAGTAACTGAAACATTGAGGGCAACACGATATATTGAGATCGAATACGACGAAGATATTGATGAATTGTTACATGATGTAGAAAATTCGCCTTATGAAGAAGATGTTGCAAGCACTTTGAAAGAGTTTGGGGCAACTATTTTAAAAGAAGATCAGCCGATTGTAGGTAAAATAGGCGATTGGGAAACTGAATCATTAGACTATAGTGTAATGGAGGAAAAACACATGAAATTTTACGAAATTAAAGAACCTTATTTAGCATTGATTGCTGCTAAAGATGAAAAACAATGTTTAAAACTTTATAAGGATATTGTTTGCGGCATAGAGAATGAAAAAGAGTTCTTCGAGGAAATGAAAACAATTGATAAATACGAAGCGTTGAAAATGGTTGCTGACAGCAGAGTGGGAGAGCAGGAAATGACAGGAATTGAAAGAGCTTTTGAAGATTTAGAGGATCTTGAAGAAGACGGCGAAGTATTGTTAATCGATGGTAGCTTGCTTTAGGAGGGAAACAGCGATGAATAAACAAGAATTGATTGAAGAGTTAGAATGCTTAGAAGTTCCTACAGATAGCCTTGATTATTTGAGAGGTGCTGACTATGCCAACGAAAGAGCAATTAGCTTAGCAAAACAGCTAGACGAACCGAAAAAAGTCGTTGTTCCGAAGTTCGTGGCAGAATGGATTGAGTTATGCAAAGGATTAGAGTGCACTCTGTATTGCTCAGCAACAAGTAAGCTTAGAGATACGATGCATATAGAAAAAGCTAAAGAAGTATCAGACTGGCTTGATACTTTTGAAAATCATGAGTTGTTTGCTCACGCATGGCTTGACGGCTACGAAGTCGAGAAGGGACCTTTATATCACGTTTTATTACCAGACAAAGGGGCGACTAACACAGGATATACTTTTTTAAATTTAGCGGGAGCAATTGATTTTACGACATGTAAGGAAAAGGTGGATATGTTAACAGAACAAGAAATCAAAGCAGTTGATGAGCGCTATTGGCCGTTTGCTGTGAAGGTGGATGGTGAATAAATGAAACGCAACTGGAAAAGAGTAATAAATAAAGTTAGTGGCATTGCAATAATGATTCTTGTAGCAAAAGCAACCGTGAGCCATTTCGTGTATAGCAATGACATAACAAGCAGTGACCTCGTTTATTTCCTTTCATGCTCGTTTATTTTGGGATTAGGGCTATATTTAGGAGGTTCCAGCGTATGAGTTATCCAGAAGTTTATATCATAGGAAGGCAAGTCGATGGCGTTTATGTTGAATACTTACATGGAGCAGAGCAAGCCGATTTATTTTTCGATTATACGATAGCTCGTGATGAAAGAAATCATATGAATAAAACCAATATGAAAGATGGCGAATGGAAAATTTTGAAATATGGTAGACCGATAACAGTATTAGGAGATGATGATTAGTTGCGGACGTCAACATTTAACTATATCAAAGATATTTTAGGAGACTATTATAAAACCGATGACTATATTCGGCAACGAGAGTTAGAACTACGACATCCATATAAAGAAACGGATATCAATGGCGATATTCAAGGCAAAGGGACTAATTCGGCTACGACTGAACGGTTAGCTATTACTATCGCTACAGATCGTCGATTGTGGAATTTAGAAAGGAACCGCAATATTATCCAAAGTTGCCTAGCAGAATCGGATGAACAGACGCAGGTAATCATTGAAGAGCTTTACTTAAAAAACAGGCCAACACTCACTTTATTAGGGGTAGCTCAACAGTTATTTATCAGTAAAAACACAGCCTATCGATTAAGAAATGCTTTTTTTGAAAGAGTCGCAGAAGAATTAGGATTGTAATGGGAATTTGTTGGGAATTTTAACTGTAGTCAATATGGTAAATTAGTAGTGTGAGAAGTGTAAGGAAATCAAAAATAAATATTATCTCGTTGCTAACACTGATCACACTATCACTCGCAAACTGATACGTTCTCTTAGAGGGGAGGTGAAGAGCCTTCTCTTTTTTTTCTACAGGTTTGCGAGTGTTGCTATTATAAAAACTAAACCTTTGATATACTTAAATAAAAAATTATCAGGGGTGTTTTAGATGGAATGGTGGCAACTATGGGTTCCTTTTGGTGGAACTATAGCGGGAATTTTAGTAAATATATATATTAATTATAGACAGACAAAGAAAAATGAAGAACTTCAAAAGGAAATAACTCAAAAACAAATTGACGCTGATGTGATTTTAAAATCTAGAATTCATTGGATTGATAGTACCAAGAATATAGCTTCAGAATTTTTGATTGATTCATTGAAACTAGTAACTTTAAATGCAAATCTTATAGAACATTATCGTAATATAACTACATGTAGAGAACTGGAGCATAGAAACTTTTTGAAATTAAAAGAAAATAACCTTAGTTCAGAAGATAAAGAGACGGCTACCAAACTTAAGAAAACAATAGAAAAAGCAATTCTTGATTATAGAGAAATTGTTAGACAAAGTAACACCCAAGTTAATGAATTAATATACCAAACTTCCAAAAACAATACATTACTTTTATTGAATTTTAGTAATAATATTGAAAATAATGAAATTATTAAATTGGTTGAATCTATAAATAGTAAGTTAAGAATAATAACTAATGAGACGAAAAAATTAGAAATTTTAGTTGGAGACGAAAAAGTAAATTGGGAAATAAAAATTGAAGAATCAACTGCTAGAAAAAAAGTCATTAATAAAGAAGTAGATGAATTAACTCTTAAGCTGAGAGATTATTACAAAAAAGAGTGGGAGAAAGTTAAAGCAGGTCTGTAGGAAATAATTATAGATCACTCACTGAGTGGTCTATTTTTATACATAAAATTACATAGGAGGTGAATAACATGATAAGGAATCCAAAACATCAGGTTTTTGCTGATGAATGGCTGATTGATATGAATGGTACGAGAGCGTATAAAGTCGCATATCCAAACATAAAAAAAGACACCACAGCAAGAGTGAATGCAAGTAGACTGCTAACAGATGCTAACGTGAAGCAATATATTGATGAACAGCTAGAAAAGATGCAGAACGAAAGAGTTGCAGATGCACAAGAGGTACTAGAGTATCTCACTAGCACCATGCGTGGTGAAAAAATGAAAGGTGTTTATAATACCGAAACAACTAATGATGAAGGGGAAATATTTACGCATCAGAAAAGCTATGAATATACTCCTAGCACTGAAGAGAGGACTAAAGCAGCCGAATTACTTGGTAAACGTCATGCGCTGTTCACTGACAAGCAACAAATAGAAGTTACTGAAATGCCAGTATTTGTTGATGATATCGGTGATGATGATGGTTAAGAAAAAACTATCAGAATTATTACCGAAAAAATTTCATTCGGTATGGAGAGCCACTCTTAATTCGGACATACTCAATATTGTTTGTAAGGGTGGACGTGGTTCTGGTAAATCATCAGATATCGCACATATTATTACTCAATTACTTATGAGGTATGCTGTCAATGCGGTTGGCATTCGATATGTTGATAATACATTAGAACAATCAATCTACGAGCAAATGAAGTGGGCGATTGAACAGCAAGGGGTAACGCATCTATTTAAATTTAATAAATCGCCGTTGAGAATCACATACATACCTCGTGGTAATTATATGATTTTCAGAGGTGCCCAAAATCCTGAAAGAATCAAGTCTTTAAAAGATAGTCGGTTCCCGTTTGCGATTGGTTGGATTGAGGAGTTAGGCGAGTTTAAAACTGAAGATGAAGTAACGACCATTACCAATTCACTTTTACGTGGTGAATTAGGAGATGGTCTTTTTTATAAATTCTTTTTCAGCTACAACCCGCCAAAACGTCGACAATCTTGGGTGAACAAAAAATATGAATCTAGTTTCCAACCTGATAATACATTTGTTCATCACTCTACTTATAAAGATAATCCTTTTATTTCGAGAGAATTCTTGAAAGAAGTGGAGGCAGCAAGAGATAGAAATCCTTTGCGTGCTAGATGGGAATACGATGGTGAAGCAATCGGTTCTGGAGTCGTTCCATTCAGTAACTTAAAAGTGGAGAAAGGCTGTATAACTGATGAAATGGTTGCTAACTTTGATAATATCAGAAACGGTCTTGACTTCGGTTATGCTACTGATCCATTAGCATTCGTACGATGGCACTACGATAAGAAAAAGAATGGCATCTATGCTGTTGATGAAATCTATGGAGTGAAAATCAGTAATCGTGAGTTTGCCCAAAAGGCGAAAGCAAAAGGTTATCAGTCTGATCGTATTGCATCGGATTCAGCAGAACCTAAATCCATAGCAGAATTGAACAATGAACATGGAATGGGCCACGTATTTGGTGTTAAAAAAGGACCTGATTCCGTTGAATATGGTGAGCAATGGCTAGATGATTTAGATTTTATTTGTATAGATCCACTAAGAACTCCAAATATAGCCAAAGAGTTTGAAAACATTGATTATCAGACGGATAAAGATGGCAATCCTAAGCCAAGGCTTGAAGATAAAGATAACCACACAATCGATGCAACAAGATACGCTTTTAGCGAAGATATGGAGAAAAATAATGTGAGTTTCATTAAATTTTAGGAGGTGGAATGATTGTTTCAAAGCAGTTTAACATTGAGTCGATATAAAAGACTACGAACGAAATATTCTACGCAAATAAACGAAGAGCTGTTTGATCCAAATGACTTTATAACAGAGATGAAGCCATTTTTTGATGACAGAGAGCGTAAATACAAAGCTTATACAAGTGAAGAAAATGAGATTGATAGCAGACCTAAACCAAACACAAAAATTATAAAAGTGAATAATAAACTTCACGCTGGCTTATACAACACCATTGTTGATCAAGCAGCTGATCATTTCACAGGTATCCCAGTTAAATGGGATTATGATATTACTGAACAACGGAAGTCCTTAATTCAAAAAACAAAGGATTTATTTTTAGGTAACGTCAGCGCGAAGATAAAAGCACCTAAAGAATTCGATAGACTAGCAGAATTAGTTAAAGAAATGCGATTCGCAATGTTGGATTCAGACACGGCAAGATATCAAGGCGCTTGTGGGGTTGCTTTTCGTTTGTTAGAACCCGTTGAAACTGAGGGAGAGTGGCAATTGTGGGCATGTAATGTTGAGCCTTGGAGAGCCGAAAAATATGAAAATGCAGATATTTTCATTCGAGAGAAATATGACACACACCAAAAGAAATTTTTCGAAGAAATGAAAGTTGTTACTAAGAAAAAAATCTTAACGTATAACAGATACGTGGAAACGAATTTAATGAATGCGGCTGAAACATTTAAATTGACATCAGAAACTGACAATCCACTAGAAACATTCTACCTATCAGAATTTAAAAACAACACGAATCGTTATTGCGATTTTGAAGTAGCAGAGGAACTTTCTGATGCATTTGACAGAAGCCTGTCTGACCAACAAAACGAAGTTGAACAGTTTAAACTTGCTTACATGGCCATTAGTGGCTCGCGATTGGATGAAAAAGAAGCACGAAGAATGATGGAGCAATTAGGTATTATTAACTTGCCAGATCCACAAGCTAAGGTTGGCTACGTAACGAAAGATATTAACAAAGATTTCAACGAGTATCATCTTAATCAGTTGAAAAAGCTTTACTACACAGTCACTAAATCAATCGACTTCAACGATGAAGTATTTAAATCCAATAGCTCTGGTGAAGCTCGCAAGTGGCAAATAATAGCACTAGAAGCCAAAACAAACACGAAAGAACAGTACTTCAAAGAAGGATTAAAAGAAGTTGCAGAGACGATGGCAGCTTTTATAAAATTTAACGATAAATTAGAAGTAGATGTTTCTAAAATTGTGTTTACATTTAGTCGTAGTTTGCCAACCGACATTGGATATCTTGCTGAGGCGTTACCTAAATTAGCACCTTATGTATCAAAACGTACTATCATTAATCAAATTCCATTCGTTAAAGATCCGGATTACGAGGCGGACATGATGAACTTAGAACAAGGGCAAAACTATCCAAGCGGGGAATACGGCAAGCTAGGCGGTGCGGATAATGACGAAGAAGAAAACAATGGCTAGTGAACGTTATTGGGAAAAACGCCGAGAATTAGAAGACAAAGCACGTTTGAAACTAGAAAAGAAAACTCTTAGTGAGCTTGAATCAGTTTTTGAACGTGCTTTAGTTAAAATTCAACGACAGCTATTGTCACAAGCGGATTTACACGACATCACACAAAGCGAAATGCTAGAAGACTTTAGCAAACGAGACCAAGAAAAGTATCGTAAATATATTGACAAAAACTATGAAAAGTTGATGGAGTCTGACGAAGCTTATAAGGAATTCATAGATGAGTATTTCCCATCTTACGACTATACAAAAGTCAATCGTCTATTACAATTACGAGCAGATATCTTTTCAACGTTAGCTGATGAAGCAATCGCAAGCGACGTTAACGGTAAATTTAATAACGACTTAGAAAACATTACAAAACGAATCTACAATTCTAATTCTAATGCGTTGATGCAATTATTAGGCGGCTCTGCTTCTGGTTTATCAAAAAAAGAGCTGGAAAACATTCTGAATTATCCATGGAGCGGCAAAACTTTTTCATCTCGCTTGTGGGGCAATATTTCAAGTTTAGAGCAACGTCTAAGTAATTCTATTATTAATTCTTTAGCAAGTGGCGAAGGTGTTTTAGAAGCTCTTAGAACGATGAAAAACGATGGTGTTATTAGCGGCATGTTTAAGTTAGAGCAGGGAAAGTTTAATAGATCGATTGAAAATCTTGTCAGAACGGAATATTCCCATTTTGCTGTGGAAGGTATTCGAGAATCATTTAGAGGGGCTAACGTCAAAGAATCAGAAAGTTGGTCTGCAGAGGATGAACGTGTTTGTTCCGTTTGTGGCGGATTTCATGGCCAATTAATTAAGAATGAACATCCTCCCTACCACACGTTGTGCAGATGCACAGAAATACCAAGAATTCCAGAAATAAGCGATGATATTGACGCTTTGTATGAAGAAATGTTCGGTGATCTGTTAGACGAATTCGCAAGTGATCAGTGGGGTGTTAAGTTGAATCATCCGCAAGTGTCTATAAAAACTAGTATCTTTGATAAAACAAATATGGCAAAATCAATTGGTGAAGAGAACTATTTGAAGTTTATAGAAAGTTTAGATTCTATAGATAATACTCAAATTAAAGAACTGCTAAATCGTTTAGGGAATCGCTTCAATTTTAAAGACATTTCAGAATCAAAAAGCTTTGTTAATGGTAATGATATACAATTATCAAAAGAAGCGTTTGACGGCACTAAAAATAAAACTCAAATGCAAGTAGTATTTCATGAACTGGGTCATGCTATAGATAATATCGGTGTGGAAATGTTAGACAGTGATTTTGATCGCATATCTGTAATGCCAGAATATAAATTAAAAAATGCAATAAAAAAAGATTTATTAAACGTTTTCAATAATGATTTAAAAGAAGCAAATGGAGATAATTATCAACAAGTCAAAAATCTAAAAAAACTTTCTGTTTTTGATCAAAGTGCTATAGTTAGAAAATATAAGAAACTATCTGAAATATCTCCGAAAGCATACTCTGCATTGTCAGATATGATGGAATCCACAGGTGGTTTTATAGATCACCCGTTAGGATTTGGGCACGGAACTAAATACTGGAAAGCATACGGAATGCAAGAAACAGAATTTTTTGCTCATATGACTGAAACCGTTGTTAACAAAGAAGCTAAAAAAATGATGTACGAAGTCTTTCCAACAGCATCGAAAATATGGGAAAATATGTTAGATGACATCTTAAAGGCGGTGAAATAAATGTTCAGTTGCGAAGAGGGTGCATGGTCTATTATTGATGCTGCAATTAAAAAGTATGAACAACATTTTCATGATGAGTTTCCAATATATGAATATATCGATGTAACAAAGAGTGATGACTTCGATTTTTCTATTCCAGGTGCTAAAAGATTAGCGATACTCATCGATAAGCATATTAAAGAAAATGAATTGGTCCACGTCCCGTCAGATTACCATAGCAGACTTTACTAAGCACTTAAAGGATAACTTTGAGTGCTATTTTTATACCCTAAATTGGAGGTGAGGTTATGAAAGGATTATTCGAAGCAGTGTTGAATCTAGACGTTTTCAACGGTACAGAAAAGGCCTATAAAAAAGCTTTTGAACAAGAAAACGAACGATACTTAACCAAACACACTTTGAGAGACGGCAACGGTAATATCGTCAAAGATGAGCTTAAATCAGTTTGGGGTGGTAATTATTGTCACGTTGATATTTTGTATTCGTTACCAGGTAAAAAAAGTAAATTAACTATTTCGATTGTGTCGAGAACTCTGCAAAATGTAAAAGATGCTGTCACTGATTATCAAATGCTAGGTGCTGAATTGGTCCATAATAACTGGGAGTGATTAGATGGATCCCTACGATTACTTAGATGCAGATTATGAAGAGCATTTACTAAGAGAAGAGGAGCAATTAAAGTCTGACGAAAGTTAGGCTTTTTATTTTGTCCGAAATGACGGTAAACTAGCGCAATACTGGGCTTAATTGAATGGTGGGGCGCAATAAATAAATCTAAAGCAATGCGGGGCGTGCAAACGAATCGTGGGGCGAAAGGAGAAACAAAATGAAAACAAAAAAATTATTACCAATGAATTTGCAGATGTTTGCCGAAGAAGACGGTGGTACAAACTTCACTTTCGATGATTTTAAGGCATTTGTAGAATCAAATGAAGAAGCACAAAAATTTGTACAATCACAGTCACAATCAGCTGCAGATAAACAATTAGAAGCTTGGAAACAGAATAACCTCGATAAGCTAAAACAGGAAGCCGTGAAGCAATATGAAGAAGCTAAAAAGAACAAAACACCAGAACAGCTAGAACTTGAGAAATTAAAAGCTGAGTTTGAAGCAGAGAAAGCTAAGAGCCGTTCGAACGAAAATAAAGCTTTTGTTGCTGAACAAATCGCGGGGTTAGATTTGGATAAAGAATTGAAAGATTCAATTTCTCAATTCATGTTAAGCACTTTAGTTAGTTCAGATACAGAGTTCACACAAAAGGCTGTAGAGTCATTCACAGGTGTTTTAAGCACCATCAATGAAAAGCATGCTGAAGCAATTAAAAACATGGAAATGACAAAAGCATTCGGTAATAAGCAACAAACTAATGCGACTAATGGTAATCAGTCATCGCAACCGATTGAAAATCCTAAAGAAGCATTAGGTCAAAAATTACAAGCATTCAATTAGGAGGAATTTATAAATGAAAAAAACTACAGTAAATAATCTAGAATACTTAGATATTTCACAAGAAATCAATGCATTACAACGTCCGTCAACACCTTTTTTAAGCTGGTTGTTGGGGGCTGGCAAAACACGTCCAGCAACATCAACAGAAATTAAATGGCGCGAATATGAAATGAACGGCGAAGATTCTTCGGCTCAATTAGAAGGCGGGGAATATAATGAGGCTGAATCAGGGCGTAAATGGTTCAATAACTACGCTGAAATTTTCCGTAAATCTACTTCCGTTTCAGGTACATTAGATGCTATCAATGTAAATGGCGTAGGTAGTGAATTAGCTAATCAAGTCTCTCAACGGGCATTAGAAATGAAGTTAGATTTAAACAAAAAGCTATTAATTGGCGTAAAAGCTGATGAAAATGGTTCTAAAGGGCGTCAAATGGCTGGTGTAATTAACTTAATCAACTCTGATAACTTAGTTAAAACGTCTGCAGCTGATGCAGTAACACGTAAAGATGTGGATAAAATGTTTAAAACTATGTTTGACAAAGGTTATGCAGGTGAAAAACTATGTCTAGTTTCGACTGATATGGTTGATTTAATGACCGATGAAGTTGATAAAGCGGGCACTAAAGTGTTTAACTTTGGAGATCAAGTAGCTTTTGGATTGCAACTAGGAAAAATTGTCTCAAATTATGGATCAGGTACAGCTTTAATTGAGCCATCATTACCAAGTGGAACAATGATTGCTTTAGACACGAACTATGTGGAACTACGCCCGTTGCGCGAATGGCGCGCAGAGGAATTGGCTAAAACAACTGATTCAAAACGTATTGGTTTAGTCGGCGAATATTCTATCGAATACAACGCTTCGAATTCAGGGGCAATCTTAAACCTTGCAACTGCAGCACCAGGTGAATAATTAAAAAGTAAAGGAGAATAATTATGGTTAAAAAGTCAGAGGTCAAAGAAGAAGTAATCGAAGAGACAAAAGAAGTAACTGAAGAAGTGAAACCTGCAACAAAAACATTCAAAGTTTTAAAAAATAAAAATTTCGTTGGTTTTGTTCATCCTGAAACACGCAAATTTATTACAGCAGTTGACGGAAAAATCGAAGTGAGTGTTTCTGATAAAAAAGCTATTGCAATTTTAGAAGAAGCTGCAGATTTAACAGAAATTTAGGTGATTATATGACAGACGAACAAAAAAAAGTAATTATAGAAAAAGTTTCAAAAATGCTACCTAATGTTTCAAAAGAGCGTATTTCGTCTGTCTTAGACCTAGTTCTTTTGGAAATCGGATCTTACAATACATGTAAGATTGAAATTGATTGGGATTTACTTAACTCGCTTGTAATTGAAATTCTATATCAGTCACTTAAAAGTGAAACGGAACAAGCTGTAACTAGCATTAAACGCGGTGATACATCTATTAGCTATGCAACTACGCAACAGAGTATAACAGCGTTGCTAGGTAATTACAGCGACACTATTAAACGTTTAATCGGCTGTGATAGTGGGGTGTTCTTCTATTGAATGAAGCAGATATTTTAGCGATGACATATCTTGATTCGTGTATTATCGAAAGAATGAGCGATATTGAAAATCCTGAAACAGGTATTACGGAACAAGGTTATTCACCAATTCATGATGGGAAGTTAAAATGCGCACTGTCTCAAAGTGGTCTGGGTAGCGCTGGAAGCTTACCAGTTGTTGAAAACAAAGGGACCTTTAATATCACTTACGAAGATCAAAAATTGTTTTTAATGCCTGATGTAGATGTGAAAAAGGCCGACAGAATCACGGTCATTCAAAGTACAGGTCAAAAGCATATTTTATTTGCAAAGAAACCCTTTAACTATCCAAGCCACATCGAAGTGACATTGACAGGAAGTGCAATTGATGAGTAAAAGTGACTTTAGAATGACCTCGAATGCTGACAAAGTTATTGCAAACTTGAAGAAAATGACACCTATTGCCGAAAAAGAAGGTATTGCGATGGTCAATGATTCCTTAGCGAAGATTTATCAGTTAATTGTACCTATTACGCCGATTAAAACAGGTGATTTAAGACGTGGATACAGAATCATTAAAGCTAGAAAAACATCAAGTGGTAGAATCGTTGGCGCCTTAATTAACAATGAAAAATATTTCAAATATGTTAATGACGGACACAGAACCAAGAATGGTGGATTTGTTAAAGGGCGATTCATGTTACAAAAATCTTATAAATTAGCTCATGCAACTTATATTCCAAAACGGTTTAAACAAATGGCGATTGTCATTGCTAAGAAAGGATAGAGTATGTACGATAAAATTTTAAAAATGCTTACTAGCAAAATAAAACAGTTCTCGGATGCACCTATCTATCTTGATGATGTGATGCAATCGCCAGAACCGTTTTATTTTGTTTTAAGCGTAGAAGAAAGCATGACTGATAATGTTGGCCAAAACGTTCAGAATAAAGCATATAACGTTGATATTGCGTTAGTTGATAGCAAGAAAAATAAACAATTAGTAACAAGCCTAACAGAAAACTGTGGGGCTTTTTTTAATGTCTTGAAATTAGATGGAAATGAATTGTTTTCGGAAGATTATCAGACATTTAAAACAGACGGAATTCAACATGTTAATTTTAATGTTGCTTTTCCTCAATTAATCGAATGGAGTGAAGAATAGATGGCAGTTAAAAAAAATGTAAGTGTCATTTCTGTGGAGAAACCAACCTGGTTCCCACTAACAGATGACACAGGTACTTTCCCAATCTACGGAGAGCCAACAACAATCGGGACTGCAGTAAGTATTAAACCAGATGTTACAACAGAAACAACGCCTGACTATGGGGATAGTGTAGTTCAAGATCAGTACGTTGCATTTGGCGGTGCAGAAGTTACTTTGGAAACAAATGGATACCAGAATGAAGTTTTAGCTGAAATTACGGGTGGTGAAAAATTGAAAGGCGGTGTTTTACGATCCGCAGATGATATTGCACCAGATGGAGCATTTGCTTATCGCCGTCGTAAATCAAATGGTAAATATCGCTACACAATTTTTTATAAAGGAAAATTTGCATTGACTTCTGATGAATCATCAACTCTAGAAGGTAGTTCAGTATCTTACACTCATCCAGAATGGACAGGTTCATTTGTTGATGTGCCTGGTGTCGGATACATGTATTCAGTCGATGAAGACGATGATGGTGTTGACTTAGATATGATCAAAAATTGGTTTACTAAGGTTACTAATCCACGTGAAGAGTCTACAAATCCTGTCAGTGGTGTAACTTTAGATAAAACGGAATTAGTTCTAACGGTTGGTGAAACTGCAACTCTAACGCCAACAATCGCACCTGAAAACGCAACAAACAAAAACTATTCATTCAAATCAAATGATATTTCAATTGCAACAGTAACACCTGTGCAAGGAAAAGTTACAGCAGTAACAGCAGGAACTACAACTGTTGTTGTCACTACTGAAGATGGCAACCATACAGCTGAATGCAGCGTAACAGTTAATGCATAATAAAATTTAAGGACGGCCAAGTGTCGTCCTATTTATATGGAGGAATAAAAAATGGCAAGCAAATTACAAACGACAATTAAACTTTACTTGAAAGATGAAGAAGGCAATTTCACCACTAAACAATTCAAATCTGCTGAAATGTTACCAGGGTCTGTCATGGAAGATGCAACAGAATTACAAGTAGAACTAGAAGAAATCGTCAAAACAAACGACATGGAGGAAATTCGGCCTGTTTTGCGTAAATGTTATGACTTTATCGCAAAAGTTATTTTTGAAGGTCAATTTACGGGCCAAGAATTTCTTGACGGAATGGATGCACGCGAAATTTTAAAAATTACGGGTCAACTATTAGGGTCTGTTTCTAGCGGTTATGATGCAGTTTATTCTGATCAGAAAAAAAAGTAACAGATCTCCTTTATCATCCTCATTTTAAATTTAGTCCACAGTACCGAGAAGCAGAATTAAAAATTGCGTTGCTTGAAAATGGGTGGACACTAAACGAAATTGAGAATACAGACTTGAAAGAACTTATGAAGCTTTATGCGTTCAGAGATGCTGTTAAAGAATTTGAAGAACTTAAATTCCTTGATGAACACACAATGTTCTAAGAAGGGAGGGGGTACTTATTGAACAATGAAGACTTAGTTTTAAAAATGATACTAGATGAATCAGGATTCTCCCAAGGTCTAAATTCGGCAGTAAAAAAGTTGCAAGGTTTTGATGGAGAGGTTGACAGGACAGGACAAAAAGGCGGCCGCTCTCTTGGATCTATTTGGACGTCATTTGTTGGTAACTTTTTAGCCAGCGGAGCAACTAAAATTATTTCAAAAGGAATTGGGCTGATTACCAGCAACATCGATGGGGCCATTAATCGTGTGGATACGTTAAATAATGCAAACCGTGTATTTGAAAATATGGGCTTTTCAGCTGGCGAAACATCAAAAACAATGGATAGCTTGAAGAAGAGTATCCAAGGGTTGCCTACACCTTTAGACAGCGCAATTAAAGGTGTTCAATTAATTGCTTCGTCTACAAATGACTTAGGAAAATCAGAACAGATTTTCGCAGCTTTAAATAATGGTATCCTCGGCTTTGGTGGGTCTGCAGAGATGGTAGACAATGCTATTATCCAGCTGTCCCAATCGTTCTCAAATGGTAAAGTAGATGCGCAAACTTGGAACTCAATGATTAACAGTGGTTTGGGTCCAGCGTTGAATGCTTTAGCGAAACAAATGGGGTTAACTGCTGGTCAGATGAAAGAAGGTCTCTCTGATGGTTCAATTTCAGTTGAAGAATTCCAAGACTCTCTAATTAAATTGAATAAAGAGGGCGGTGGAGGCCTTAAATCATTGGAACAAATCGCTAAAGATTCTACCGCGGGTATTAAAACTGGTTTAGCTAACATGAAAACTGCGATCGTTCGTGGCGTAGCCAATGTTGTAACTAAAATTGACGAAGGCTTAAAAGGTGCGGGTTTTGGAAGTATTAGTGAAATCATCGCTGATAAAGGGGCAAAGATGGAAGCGGCTTTATCTAAGTTTGCTGAGATGATTCCACCAATGATAAAAACAGTTAAAACATTGTATGATACGTTAAAGCCTTATGCACCGCTACTTGCGGGTTTAGCGGGTAGCATCGGGACGTTAATGCTTGCTAAAAAAGTAAGTGCAGCATTTACAGCTTGGCAAAAAGCAACGGAAGGACTATCAATTGCGCAAGCGATACTTAATTCAACAATGTTAGCAAATCCTTTTGTCGCTATTCTAGCTGCGGTTGTAGGGTTAGTCACAGGATTTATTTATCTTTGGAAAACCAATGAAGGTTTTAGAGATGCTGTTAAAAATATTTGGAAAAACATCCAGGAGGTCATTTCAAGCGCTGCTGATGTAGTTGTAAAAGCTTGGGATTCGACAATGGGATTCTTCAGCAATATGTGGGATGGCACAAAAGAAGCTTTTTCAAATGCTGGTACATGGATGAAAGAAGCACCTGGAAATGCAGCCGACTGGGTTAAAAATAAATGGAATGGTACTAAAGAATTCTTTAGTGGACTTTGGGATTCAACAAAAGAAGGCTCAAAAAACACATGGGAAAATATCAAGCAGGGTGCTGCTGATAGTGCTAAAAGCGTTGGCGAAAGTTTTAAAAATGGCTTTGATAATGCAAAAGACTGGTTTAAGGGTGTTGGAAAATCAATATCAGATGTTTTCACAACAGCATTTGATTTTGTTTGGAAATATATTGGTCCGTATGTAACAGGAATCAAAAATGCGTTTAAAATGGTTGTTAACGCTATGAAAGCGAACATTGAAAATGTCAAAATGATCGCTGAAAATGTCGTTACCATTCTAAAAAATGTTCTGTTAGCTCCAATACTTTTCATCACATCAATGATTACAGGTGGGTGGGAAGAAGCAAAAGAGAACATGATTGCTGTCTGGGATAATATTGCTGAAGCAGCTCAAACAATTTGGTTTGGTATTAAAAATATCTTTTATAACACAGTCACAGCTATTTCCTATTCAGTCACTTCTATTTTTAATGGATTGATGTTGACAATTAAAAAGATTTGGATTGATGTGAAGTTATTTTTCACCTTACTCTGGATTGACATTAAGTATGGAGCAATCAACGTTTGGATTGAAATTAAATATTCTATCATCGAAACGTGGATAAATATTAAATTTGAAGCAATTAGAATATGGGAGAGTTTGAAAACTTGGTTCTTTGAAACAGTAGAAAACATTAAAAATGGTGTAATTGATGGCTGGAACAACCTAAAACAAGGAACCATTGATACATTTAATGCAACTGTTCAATGGTCAAAAGATACATGGTCCAATTTCAAACAGTGGATTGTTGATACGGCGGTTGGAATAAAAGATGGTGTTGTTCAAACCTGGTATAGAATTAGAAATGGCACAATAGATACCTTCAACAACATGGTGCAAGGTGCTAAAAACGCATGGAATAATCTCACAAGAAGTGTCAGTGATACAGTGTCAAATGTAAAACAAACTTTTGAAGATTTAAAACATGTTGATTTATTTGAAATTGGTCAGAATATTATTCAAGGGCTTATTAATGGCATAACAGACAAGTTTAATAAATTAAAAGAAACAATGTTTAATATGGCTGATAATATTAAAAAATGGACTCAAAAGCAATTAAGAATATTTTCTCCTTCGAGATGGATGCGGGATATGATTGGTAAAAATATCGTGTTGGGTGTCGTTGCTGGTATTGACCAAGAAAAAGGAACTTTGGATAAATCGGTTAAAAAAATGACTGATTTGCCAACGGAATTACCGGATTTTTCTGTCACAGGTAGATATATTAGTAAACAGGAATCTCAAGCATCTAAATCGGATAAGAACAACAGCAATGCAACGACTACCTTTGGTGGTGATACCTTTAACATTAATTTACAAGCAATGGGTGAATTAGATGATAAGCAATTAATGAGCATGGCTCAAAAATTAGTTAAATACATTCAAGTCGTCAAAAATAGAGATAGCGATGCAGTAGGAGGTGCTTTTGGTGGAATTTAAAAGAGGTCAGTTTTTTCTTAATGGAAAACATAGCTCTGAATTTAATGTGTTTATGAGAGAAAGACCTGAACGACTTTCTGCTGGACGTGTAGTAGAGCTTAGGGAGCGAATGGGTAATGATTCAATAGCTGTTGATTTTGAGTATTATAAAAATGTAGAACGCACTATTACATGCTATGCGAAAGCAAGAAATTTACAAGAAGTATCTTTCTTAGAAGATGAAATCACGTTCTGGCTCGATATGGGAAACTACTCAGACTTTATCGTCTATTTTGATGAACATTACATCTATCAAGCCATCGTAACAAGTCCACCAAAGTTTACAGGAACAAGAAAAACAGGGATTTTAATTCCTTTTGAGTTTACTGTAAGTATCCGACCTTTCAAAAAAAATCGTATTGGCCAATATTGGACAAGTAATCCTAAACAATTAATAAACACAGAAAAATATCCTTCAGAACCTACTATTCAGATTTTTGGTTCTGGGGATATTTCTTTTTTCATCAATAATCAGGAATACGCATTAAAAGCGATTGCTGGAGACATCATTATTGATTCAGAAAAACAAGAAGCTTATCGAAACTCAGGTGGAGCTTTTGAAATTTTGGATCATAAAACACTTTTCAAAGATTACCCAATTTTAAAAAGTGGAGAAAATAATTTTCGCTGGACTGGAAAAGTTACAGAGTTTAAGGTTCAGCCTAATTGGAGGCGGAAAGTTTGATTCCAGTTATTTTTAAACCTGGAGAAAAAGATTTTACAACAAACGGCTTAGGACGTCTTATTGATGCGACACGTTGCGAAATCACTGAAGAAGCAAACGGAAAATATGAACTAGAAATGGACTATCCAGCGATTAGCAGATTTAGTGATTATTTCGAAAATGGCTATCAAATTAAAGCAAAGCCAAATGACTTAGAAGAATACCACATTTTCGAGATCAAACAAACGTTTAAAGATACGTTTACTAATAGTATTGTCATTTATGCTCAATCTCGTACTTATAAACTAGGAAATAGACAAGTAAGGCTAGTGACAGTTGATAATCGTAATGGTGCAGAAGCTATGAGATTAATCGAACAGAACATGGACGAACCATGCGATATCAAACTTTATTCTGATATTAACACAGCTTCTAGTACGGTATTCGAAGCTAGAAACGTACTTAATTGTATTGCTGGTGAACAAGGTTCTTTGCTTCAATATTGGGGTGGAGAAATCAAACGAGAACCTTTTAAATTATCTTTGTTAAGACGTAGAGGGCGAGATAATGTTGGAACTGTTCGTTATGGTAAAGATTTAAAAGGATTAACCATTAAATTTGATTGGCAATCAATTGTTACTAAAGTTTTACCATTTGCAGAGCTTCAAAGTGGTGCAGACGGAACTTCTCAACGGATTTATGGAGATGCGGTTAAGAGTGAATATATCAACAAATATCCAGATGTTTACGCTCAATACGTTCAGTTCACTGAAGATCAAGGAGTAAAAGATTCATCAAGCTTAAATAAAGTGGCAGGTAAATACTTCACTACATTATATCCAGGAAGTGATAAGCCTAAAGTTTCTATTGAACTAGAAATTGAGAAACTCACAGATTCAGAAGAAGCAAAAGAATTTGCTAAAATGAGAAACTACAATTTATTCGATACGTTCACTGTGTATCACAAGTTTTATGATATTGACATTCAAACGAAAGTTACAGGGATTGTCTATGATGCTTTAGCAGAAAAAACAATAAAGATTACTGCTGGAGATATCCAAGTTGCTTTTTATAAACAGCAAAGTCATGATTTTCAAGAAGCGATTAAAACCTTAACTAAAAAAGATTACATGAGTAACTTTATTGATTACATCACCGATTTAATCAATGGCGTGAAAGGTGGTAGTATTCTTCAATATCCTAAAAACAGGCCGCATACGCTTTATTTTATGGATACAGATTCCACAGATACTGCAAAAAATGTCATCGCCATTAATAACCAAGGTATAGGCTTTTCAACTACTGGATGGAAAGGCCCCTTTAGAAATGCTTGGACCATTGATGGTATTTTAAATGCTGACTTTATCCGAGCAGGTAAAATTAGATCGGATATTTTTGAAACGTCATTCAATGCATATGGAGATATTTTGCGTTTAGTTAACGGCGCTCTGCAAGCTTGGAATGGGAAAACTAAAATAATGGAACTAACCCGAAAAGGCATGGGGTTTTGGGATGGTTCGAGCCATGTAGGCAACATGGGGACTAAAGGAAACCCATTTCCATTATTAAACGACGCGAATGGTAAACCCGTAGTAACAGATGGTAAATCGTTGTTACTTGTGGGTAACAGTCCCACTAACATCATCGGTCTTTCTAACGAAGAAAGTACAGGTTTGATCATTAGGGGAGCTACTCAGTGGAATCTTGCTAATAACTCTTATTTCATCGGAAAAGGCGGTAACAAATCAACTATTTATGTTGATAGATTGATTGTCGGCGGTAAAGAAGTAATACCTGGTGATGGATCAGGCGGCAATGATGGTGATGTACCACCAGAGCTAACAACCGAAAAAGAGAAAAATGCTTGGGCGGTTTGGCAGTTCTTAAAATCAAAAGGCTACAGCGAACAAGCAGCCGCTGGGATTTTAGGAAACATGGATCAAGAATCTGGAATTATGCCTGACATTGACGAAGGTGGCGGAGGTCCTGGGTACGGTCTAGTTCAATGGACATCGCCAATTGCTGGTGAAAGTGGCCGTGCTTATGTGCAACGATTATTGGCTCAAGCTGGTATCAGTGGTGACTATCGAAACATTACTACGCAGTTGAAGTTGCTTGATTGGCATATGCATAATGGTCAATACATTCCATCGGCAGCTTATCCATATTCTGTTTCAGAGTTCAAAGCATTAACAGATATTGGCACGGCTACGATGGCATTTGAAGCGAACTTTGAACGCCCAGCGGTCACACATCCAGAACGCATCCCGCTAGCTCAATATTGGTACAACTTGCTGAAAGACTTGAAACCTAGCAAGCCAACTTGGATGAACCCTGTTCGTTCAACTTATACGATTACTCAAGAATGGGACCAGATCGGCTGGGGAACGAACGTTATTCACGGCGGCATAGATATTGCTTCAGTGCCAGCAGGCACGAGCCCCCCTGTTTATGTGGCACGTAGCGGCACAGTTGAAACTGTCACTTATGACGGAACAGGAGGAAATTATGTAGTAATTAAGCACGATGATGGTTATTGGACCTATTATGGTCATTTGGATTCAGTTGATTTAGTTGTTGGCGAAAAAGTGACTACTAGTAGTCGTGTTGGGATAATGGGTTCCACTGGACTTGCTAAAGGTATTCACCTTCACTTTGAAGTGTGGAAAGGTGGACAGTGGCAACGAATCAACCCACGTGATGTTATTAATTTTTAGAAAGGAGCAAACAAATGGTTAAATGGCAAGCAACACTAAGCACCACAGAGCCATACAATTACATTGGCATTCAAAATGTACGGCAAGGGAACCGAAATACCGAGGTTTTAGAAGCTGTATTAGTTGAAAATGCTTTGCCACTTGATTTAACAGGTTGCGAAGTATTTTTTGAATCAGTTATTGATAATAAATATCCGATTCAACGAGCAGCAAAAATTGTGAATGCCAAAAAAGGGATTATCCAGTATACCTTTGATGAATACTCTATGCAGTCATTGCACAGACAGGAAGCATACTTCAGTATTCATAAAGGCGACAATCTAATTGGTTCAACGCAGAACTTTTCTTACTTTGTTGTGAATGCTGTTTCTAAAACAGAAGGTGAAATGGGTTCTTATTGGCAGTCCATTGAAGATTTAATCGCGGACATGACCGCTTTTATCAACGAAAATAAGGGCGATTTTACTGATTGGATGAATGCTAGAAAAGAAGAGTTCGAAGCGTGGCGAGATGCGCAAAAAACAGATTTCACTTCATGGTTCGAATCAATCAAAGATATTTTAAAAACGATTGATCCTGGCGGTACGATGTTAGCCGAGCTAATGGATGCACGTGTAGACATTCAAGGAGTGCGCCATAATTCAATTTCTGAACGTTTATTGGCAGATATGGAATATTTGTATCAGAAATTAGAGAAACGCTTATATACGTTAGAATATGGCG